GTAAACCCCATTTAGTATATTGATCCCAAACATTGGGTGGTTGTTGTTGATTAACAATAGCAGAACATGATATATCATAAGGAATTTTTTGTGTAAAAGCAAAAATAAAATCGTCATATGTATTACCAAACCACATTTGCTGTCCTACAGTATCATAATATACTTTAAAACGGTCATATGTAGCTCCAGGTATAGTTGTTTGTAAAAATGTTTCCACTGCTTCATTCATTAGATTTTGAGTTGCTAATGCTATTTGTTCAGGCGTAAAAAAACCTTCTTGTATAGTAATACTGAATGGTTTACCAATATTAGCTACTAATGCCAGATATTCAACCATGTCTGTAGAAACTTGTGGAGTAATATAAAATTCTAATTTAGTATTTTGATGATTATTACTAAATACATATTGATTGGCAGGTAATTCAATTTCAACTAGTCTCATAGATTGAACATTTGTTAAAGTTTCTGGTAAATCTATTTCGAAATGGTTAGCATTAGGCCATTTCTTAATATCTCTATCTTCGCTATGTATTGTTACTAATTTACGATCAACAACAAATGTATTTTGTCTTCGAATTAATTGATGTTCATTATTAACATTATATTGTGGAAATTGACTCATATATGATAAAATGAGAAATAAATTATTATTTTTATATGTATTATATATTAATGTCATCAACTAGATCATTTCCCCAAGTTAGTCTAGGAACTCCTATATGGATGCAAAGCGCTATTCCATCAACGATTGAATTAATTTTACCTAATACTTCTGTTGAAATAGCGGCAGACTTAACAGTTGGTAATAATATTTATGTTACATCAAGTAAGGATAAAAAAAAAGAAATTAATGATATTGGTATTTCACCTGATACAATATTAAGTATAAATCCAAAACAATTTATTTATAAAAATGATCCTTCCGAAAAATTACATTATGGATTTATTGCTGAAGAAGTAGAAAAGGTTTTTCCTACTTTAGTAACATCATCAAGTCAAACAAAAGCTGTAAATTATTTAGAAATGGTTCCTTTATTATTATTAAAGATAACTGATTTACAAAAACAAATTGATGAATTAAAAAAATAATAACATATTTTATATGACAACTAAAAATAATAAAATTAGGAATCAAAAAGGAGGTAATGATAATAAAACATTAGCTATAACAAATTCTGCTTCATCTGATTCGGATTCTTTAAAAAAAACTTTACCAATACCGATTAAGAGAATCCCATATGATGTGAAAATATTTTCATTTTTATGTATACTAGGTATTTTGGTAAGGATTATTTTCGCAAGAACAGCAAATGAATATGCTACAGCGACTGTATATGGTTATGGATTTAGTATTTTAGCACTACTTGGATTATTAGTTGGTTCATTTGCTATTTCATATAAGGACCAGTTTTCTCAGGGGATAATGGGATTTTTCAAGGTTATATTTAAAAATGCCATTCCTGTTTTGCTAATTATTTCTATTATTGCTATGATATTATTTCAAAATATATCTTTTTATGATCAAATTAATAAGGGTAAAGTAGCAGATGAATATTATCAATTTTCAGGTGTATCTTCTTTTTTAATTTTAATTCAAGCATGTTTAGTAATCAGTTACTTAATGGATACATTAGGAGGTGAACAAAATACCGGAAATAAAGGAGGAATTATGACAGCATTAGCTAGTGAAATGAACAGTATAATTCTTATATTATCAATAGCTAATGTAGGAATCATAGGTATTCTACAAATAATTTTAAAATATTTTTCTACGGATGGGTAATTGGTTAAGTGAATAAAATTTTATAGGTTAAACCATATTCATTATCATCCTCCCATATACCTGATATTTTTAATATAAAAGAATTATTTGAATTATTTATATCATTATCAATATTCGGAAATATTTTTATTACACCAGAATGTAATGTATCATATAATATATTTCTTGGTTTTTTTGAACATTTATATTTAAGCAAAATATTATGCTCTATTTTATAAATATTATTTAGTATTTCTTTGTTGATAGTATGATTAATATCATATGAAATTTTTATTTTTTTAAAATATGTTTCTTTATTCAATGTTTTGAGATTCAATAACAAAAAAATTCCATTCAACATGATATTTTCATTCGAGTATATTAATTTAATAAATTTACTATTGTCCATTACTGTATTTTGAATTGGTTCGTTAAAATATATACACTTATTATTAAATTGATTATGAGTTACAACTATGTTCATACTTGATAATATATATAAAAATAATACCTTTATTCTATTTATTTTTATATATAAATATTTAATACTTATTAAAGATTTCATAAAGATATATATAATATGAAATTTTTAGATAGTCATTTTGATGAATATATACAATCTATAAATAAAATATCACTACATCCAACAATAACAAAAAAATTACAATCATTTCCAAGTAATTTAAATAATTTAAGAAATGTTATTTTTTATGGACCAAGTGGTGTTGGTAAATATAGTCAAATATTAAATTGTATTAAAAAATATAGTGCTAGTGAATTAAAGTATGAAAAAAAATTGACTGTAAATTTTAATAAGAATAATTATTTCTTTAAAATAAGTGATATTCATTTTGAAATAGATATGTCACTTTTAGGTTGTAATTCAAAATTATTATGGAATGAAATTTACATTAATATTATAGATGTATTATCGGCAAGAGTGAATAAATCTGGTATTATTGTATGTAAGAATTTTCATAAAATTCATAGTGAATTATTAGAGTGTTTTTATAGTTATATACAACGAAATAATACCGATGTAAATCTTGTATTTTTTTTAGTAACAGAGAATATTTCGTTTATACCAGATAATATTATTAATAACTTTCATATAATATCTATACCAAGGCCTACCAAACTTAATTATAATAAAATTTTGCCTAAAAAATTATCTTCCTTATCGAGTGTTAAAGATATTAGTAATATTAAAAATGAAATTACTAATACAAATTCTTTTAAAACGAATATCATAAAGTATGTAGATAGATTATATACGGTTATAGATAATCCCGAAACATTAAAATTTACTCAATTTCGTGATTTAATATATGATATTTTTATTTATGATATGGAGATTGGTTATGTTATATGGTTACTTCTTAGTAAAATCATATCGAATAACAAATTATCCCAAGATAATTTGACAAAAATATACCTAGATACTTTCTCATTTCTTCAATTTTATAATAATAATTATAGACCTATTTACCATTTAGAGAATTACTTATATAATTTAATAAATAAAATCCATGGACTTTAATACTGCATGTATTAACTTAAATCTAAGTTCACCTTTTTCTCAAGAACAATTAAAAAAACAATATAGAATTATGGCACTTAAAAATCATCCAGACAAACATCCAAATAAAATAGAATATTATACTGAAAAATTTAAAGAGATTGGTCAATCGTATGAATTTTTAAATAATTTCTTAGATTCAAATAATAGTTCATCAGAGATTAATGGTGACTATAACGAATTATTTGTTAATTTTCTCTCTACCTTTTTTACAAACAACTATTCTGATGTTCAAGATATATTAAAGACAATTATAAATGATTGTGAGAACCTATCTATAAAGTTGTTTGAAGATATGGATAAGGAAAAGGCTATGCAAATTTTTGAATTTATTAATAAATATCAACATATTTTATATATACCTAGCTCAACTGTTGAAAAAATTAAGAATATTATAAATGAAAAGATGGAAAATGATCATATTATCATATTAAACCCACAATTAGAAGATTTATTTCATGATAATGTTTATATTTTGGAATTTGAAGAAGAGAAATATTATGTTCCGTTATGGCATGACGAAGTTTATTATAAACATAAGAAAAATGATTTGGTAATAAAATGTATACCTGATTTACCAGAGAATATCTCTCTAGACAATGATAACAATATTGTTATTGAAGTTGACTATCATATAAATTCATTATTGAAAGAGGAGTATATACACTATCAATTAGGTAAAGAAGAGTATTCAATTCCAATTAAAGAATTGAAAATAGAAAGGCGACAAGTCTATGTGTTTAAAAAGAAGGGTATTTCCCTCATTAATAATAGCAATATTTATGACAATTCGAATAAATCCAATGTTATATTTGTTATTAACTTGAATTAATATTAATAAAATAGAATTTATTTATTAATATTTTCTCTCTACATAATTGTTTAGTGACCTTTTTTATGTTTTAGAAAGATGTAAGTTATATTCACTAATATCATATATATAAAATACCTTGGTCCTACATATGAAGAGAGAAATTATAGGTAATAAAAAGTGGTTTGCTTTTGATATATGTAGTAATTTACACTTTTCACTTTTTTTTCAGAGTACATTTGGATTTTTAAAATTACACACAATATTTTTGCAGAGTTTTGAAATATGGAAAAAGGATTGAGAAAAGTAGTGAAAAAGTGGTTTAGAGCATAATGCTCTCATTACATATTTTTTTATTGTAAATTTGTTACGATACATTTTTTATATTTTTGAAGAATATTTAGGAACTTTTAATGTAACCATAATAAAAGGTTACAATGGGTGACATTAAAGTTCCAAAAAGTTCCAAAATTTATTATTGCGAAAAATGTGACTTTAGATGTAGCAGACAAAGTCAATATGATAGACATACATTGACACTGAAACATCAAAATGGTTACAAAATGGTTACAATTGGTGACAATAAAGTTCCAAAAAGTTCCATTTATGAATGTGAATGTGGGAATACCTACAAACATCGTCAAGGTTTGTCTAGACATAGAAAGAAGTGCTACATTGATGTAGTAGATACTATTGACCAAATAACAAATATACCAGACGATAATCAAGGGGATTTTAAAGAATTGATATTGTTGCTTTTAAAAGATAATAAAGAAATTCAAAAAAATTTTATGGATATGCTTCCACATATCAAGGGAAATGCTGAGAATAGTTATAATAATACAAATAGTCATAATACGAATAATTTTAATATTCAAATGTTTCTGAATGAACACTGTAAGAATGCTATGAATTTAACTGATTTTATAGATACATTACCATTAACTGCTGAAACTTATAATAACACATTAGAAAATGGTTTAACAAAAAGTATAACAACTATGATAACAAATGGTTTAAATAATATAGATATATTAGAACGACCTATTCATTGTACTGATCCAGCTAGAAAAACAATGTATATCAAAGATAATGATGTTTGGGAGAAAGATACTGAATTAAATTTATTACTGGAAAATATCGCATTACTGGCTACAAAGCATCGTATAAATATTAATAAATGGCAAGATGCGAATACAGGATGGGATAAAAATGAGAATCTCCAAACAAAAATGACTACATTAGTATTTAATTCAATGACATGTATAGAAGACGATGAAAAGGAAGTCAATAAAATAGTAAGAGCTATTGGTAAAAACACATATTTATCAACTGATATCAAGAATGAATTTAAATAAAATTGAATGTTTTTTTGTTAATTAGTGTTAACCAAAAACAAAGTGTCATTCCTAAAGAGAATTTCTGTTATCTTATTGTTTGAGAACAAAATGAATACTATTCCAGTTGTTGTTTCAACTCTGAATGTAGAGGATCTAACTAAGTATCCTGATTCATTTATTGAATTCGCCGACGGTAATAATCTCAAATATCCAAAGCTTACTACGGGTAATGGACAAGCATTGTGTGCTATGTTACTAACATCAGGACATCATTGGAGTCGTCCAGAATGTGATGAATTTGTCAAAAAATTTAATATAGCTACGAGAGATTCAATTCAATTATTTAATAAACATGAACAATGGGGAATCAAGACGAGTGGCGAACGAGGTAAGAATTATATTGTAGAACCATATACATTATCGAATAAACATAAAATGAGAAAAAATTTTACATATGATGGAACAGATGAACAAAAAAATACTGAAATTGATAAAATAAAGTCAACTATTAAAGCAGATTATGTTGATATTGCTAATAGTGAATGGCAATTAGGTCATAAGAATCCGAACTCTACTGATAATGCTATGAGTAATTTAGTTCTTCAGCCACCAATTCAAGCAAAATATAGAGATAAATATATATTTCTGGATACATTAACAAAGATTCCAACACCAAAGACTTTTCAAGAGATGAATGATGCTAATCAATTGCCATATACAAAAGAGCAATTGATTAACTTGAGAGATTATTTAAATTCATTAGAATTATAGTTCGCATCGAGTCCGCATCGAGTCCGACTAATTTCATAATATTCTGGATTAATTTCAATACCAATACAATTTCTATCTGTGTTTTTACATGCTATGGCTGTAGTTCCACTACCAAGGAAAGGGTCAACAACTAAAGAATTCTTCTTACTGAAAATTTTAATAAGATGTTCAATAAGCTGAATAGGTTTAACTGTTATATGTGAGTTATGTTCACCCTTTTCTTTTTTATTCGGTTTGGGTATGAGGAAATTTTTATCATAAGTTTCATTATATTCTTCTGTAGTAATAATGTTAGCAGGAACTCTATCGCCACCAATACCAACTTTTTGAGAGAAATCAATTAGTCCAGTTTTGAAATTCAATTCATTTTTAATAAATGTTAATTTACCAATAGGTTTCATAGCTACACATATGGGTTCGAAACAAGATTTAATTTGTGGTGTTTTAAAGTCTTTATATTCTTCGACTAGGGAAGACTTTTCTTCTTCAGAAATATCCATTTTATTAATAATATGAGTAACACTCATTCCCTTTGGCATTGTCTGAGTATATGTCCAATTAATCATATCTCTAATTTCGAATCCAGCAATATCACAAGCCATAGCAATAGCATGATATAATCTAGGTGATGAGAATGATAAGAAATAACCACCAGGTTTTAATTTATCAAACAATAGTTGACTTAGTTCAAGATAATAATCATATAATTGTTTAACTTGTTTTTTATCAAATTTCATACCCTTTGGTAAATGTTTAATATGGCTATTTTTCTTGTCGTTACTAATATCATCAGCAGACCATTTGTTATCTAATTTATCAATAAAGTAAGGAGGATCGGTAATAACACAATCTATGCTATTTGATTCAAAAGATTTAAGGTATTCAATACAGTCAGCATTTTCAATATGAATTGTTGTCATAGTTATATAATAATATAATTATTGTTTATATTTTTATCATCAATTTTAAATAAAAATATAAGTATTTCATAACACTACAAAGAAAAAATTTATAATTTTTGTTTGTTTTTTATTTGTTTTTTATTTGTTTTTTATTTGTTTTTTTGTTTTTTATTTTTTATGATTTATTATGAATTTATGCCTTCTTCTTAACCACCTTCTTCTTGATTACCTTCTTAACAGGAGTCTCTTCAATAGCAGCTGCTACCTCAGCCTTGATTTGAGGTGTCTCATCTTCAGAATCATCAACTTGGGTATTATCAACATCATCATCATCCTCCTCCTCATCATCACCAGGAATATCTTGCTTAGCTAGCTTCTCCTTATCAGCAGCATCTAGAAAGATGTGACACTTACCACGCATAGTAGCCTTAGGCTTTACAACACCTTGGAATAGTCTCCAAGTAACACCAAACTTACCATTAGCGAACCAAAGTCCACCACATTGTAGAACAACTGCTACATGAGTGCCCTTGACAATAAGGTCCTTAGGGGTCATTGAACCACCATCAGGGTCAGGATAAATAGGCTGTTGGTCAACATTGTAAAGCTCAGTCTTCCACTCGCCTTCCCAGAATGGAATCTTAACCTTGAGAGTAGGAGAACGAGTAGTATCAGGTTCGAGAGTGTCCTTATTCTTAGGATACTTCAACATAGGAGTCCATAGAGCATCAATTGCGTCTTCACTCATCTTAGCCTTGCCGAACCACTCCTTAGCATTCTTGGCGGCATCAGCCTTAATCTTGTTCTCGAATTCCATCATATTTGTCATAAAATTAGTAGTATCGTTATTAGCATATTCCTCACTAGGGAACTGGAGGGCCATCTCATAACGCTCATTGCCCTCATAATCACTAACACCCCAGGTGAGCATTAGTGGAGTTGAAATATAGGTTGCTCCATTAGAACTCGCATTCAAAATACCAACACTCTTACCACCACGGGCGTCAACCTTAGGTTTGGAGTATTTAATATCGGAAGCGGGTGTAAAATCAGCGCCGGAAAGGATTGTCTTAGAACTCATTGCCATCTTAGTATATTAATCTATATATGCGAGGATTCTTTAAATCAATTTTTTTTTATATTAATAAGAAATTAAATTAAATTCAATCTGACTACATAGATGTAGG